TTTAATTGAGAAATAGTTAAATACCCTAAAAAGTGATTTTTTATAAATTGACGTTTTGCTTTTTTAATATTCATTTTAATATACTTCCGCGTATTTTATAGCTACAACCAATAAATTGTCATAATCACCTTCCATAGACTCTTTCAAATATTGGTCAACATACTCTTTATCAGCACCAGCTTTTTGCAAGGCACTTCTAACTGCAGCCATGATAGCATAAGCATTACTATCATTACCAACTAATTGAACTTTTGGTTTTCTATTAGGTTTTTTCATTATATTTCCTTTGCTTCTAATATTGAATAAATGTTAATTCTTCTGCCACTTGTTAAAAATATACATTTAGCAGTAGTTCTTTCTAATGTTTCCCACCTTGCCCCACCTTTATAATTTACAAGAACTTTAAAATTACCTCTATACATAAGGTTACCAACTAATCCAAGTGAAGCAAATTTATCATTAGCTATATCTTGTTTATATATAGCTCTTGCTTTTTTATTTTCTTTAATGCTTTTGATTTTTTCAACACCTTCATTTACTTGAAATTCATCAGCCATACCCATAATTTTATCAAAAGGTTGACCATTAAATGATTTTAAAACAAGAATTGAACTATCTCTGAAGTTATAGATTTTAAACTCAATAGCATTTTTATAATGCCCTCTTGTTATTTTTCTTTTATTTACTATAACCCCATGAACCATAAATGGTTTTTTCTTATACATAATTGTGTGCTCTATGATAGCACCAACCACGGCATCAAATACTCTTTGTTTAAAATCTTTTGATCTTTCATTAAAAGCTTTTTTATCAAAAGTACCGTCAATATTTAAACCCCACTTGCGAGCAAGTCTTACTAACATATCAGGATCATTTTTAAACTTAATTGCTTGACACATTCTGTCACCAGAAGTAGCATCTGAACCCACTGACATATCAGGGTGAACTTGTTTCGCTATTTTTCTAAACAAAGATTTATCAGTCATATCAATTCCTTTTCTCGATTTTATGTAACATAATAACATAAAAAATCCGAAGTGTAAACTAATACTTCGGAATTTTTATATCGTTATATAGTGTTTGTAGTTTTACCGCAAACAGTACATCTGTGACCTTTTGTCTTGCCCTGCAAGATGTTATGTACTCTTTTACGTTTACCATATCTTTTGTCCTGATACTTGTGAATACATGTACATTTTCTTATCATTTTATTTTCCCCCTATTCCCTTTAATTATCATAGTATCATTATGATTTAATTCTTTAATAATAAGACCGCACCAATTACATTCAGCATAATTATGCTTTTTTGTTTCAATTATAGTTGGTTCATCTGATTTAGCACCACAGTGCGGACATTCAAGCATTAACATTTTCTCTATTCCTTTTCTTTATTTTAAAACTAGAGGGACTTACTGCTAGACTCATTGCAAAGCCTTATTGCTTAGACTAACAACCAACCGTTGGCTGGAATTACTGCTAAGGCTTATCGCTTTAGTCTTATTGCTAGACTGACTGCCCTATAAAATGGAAGCGGTGAGGGGATTCGAACCCCTGGCATCGGTTAAGATGGTAGGCTTATGAAACCCATGAGATAGACCAGACTTCTCAACACCGCAATAAAAGGTTTATCAACAAAACGTTCCTACGACTTACGGCTGCTGCCAGCGGGTTACGATTTATATGTTGATAAAAATGGCTTGGTATTCTTTTATATCCCGTTGCCAAGTCAACGGTTTCGATTTCTATCCAACTGGGACAGTTTCAAAATCCTTCATTTTCAGGTCATTAGAAACTCTTACCAGGTTACGAGCGAAGTTGTCAGCATTTTTTACGGATTTGAAAACTCGGGCTTTTCCTGCAGTATTAGCTTTCAGGGCTCTCCCATTTTTCAGTAAAACAACTTTGATTGCTTTTGCCATGATTATAATCTCCTTTTCTCTTATTTTTTAATTATATTCTATCAAACTCAAAACAACTTGTAAATTAAAAATTATTCAAACACTTGAGCAATACCAATGCCTTTGATAATCCCAAATTTTGTGTAAAAATATCGTTAAGTATCATTGATATTGATTAAACATTTGAAACGAATTTTAAAAATTGCTGACCGGTCAGACTTCTGAAAAAGGTTGATTTTTAATCGACAGTGAATAATACCTTTACCGCCCGCGTGCACTCAGGTTTCCTGGTATCCCAGTCCTACATGGACCGGCTGTCTGATAAAACGAATGTAAACTTTAAAAGGTTAAGTTTTAAGGTTAATTAGTTACTGGGTTTTTGTCAATTTTTCTTTTCTCTCAATTTAAATAAATAATAACATTTTCTGATTGAAAGGTAAATCATTTATTTCAAAAATTTAAATTGAATAAAATCAAAGCCTTATCAATCTCAATTTGGTTGTCATTTCAGATAGTTAGAAAATCTCAAATCAATATTTAATTACCAAATCTGATACATATTATATCCTACTGAAATCATAACGTAAACCAAAAAAATATGTGTAATGATTTCAGAGCCTTGTTTCTTGTTATGTATAATTATCATTATTCAAAATATCATCCATAACACCCTGACATTATACCTGAAATACCCCACCAAACCTCACCAGATTGCACAGGTTGGGTTCAAATTATTTTTCCATATCCCACTATGGACCATGAAATCATTACATATTCGGACATCATATTTTTGACCTGGTTGTATCTGTAATAATTTCAGAGGGTTAGCCTACATAATTATATGATAATTATATATAATTATCATGTTGCTATTCCATTATGGCATAGTGTTGGAAAATCCTGCACTATGCCATAATGGCGCGATGCACTTTTTGAGGCACTATGCCAAAATGGCATGCAGGAAAAACCAGCGTTGAGAAATCCTGCACTATGCCATAATGGCATAGTGCCTTGATACATATGTGTATGAGGCACTATAACCCTCTGAAATTATTAGAAATTTCAAAAATGAGACACTTGAGGCACCCATAAACCTTTGAAACCATTACAGATAATGACCAAATTGCAAATACAGGGAGATTTTTTTCAACCCTTATCTTACCCTTCAGAAATTTTTTAAATCCAACCTGTGAGTTCTGGTGGGTTCTGGTGGGATATTTGAGCAATAATATTAGAACTTTATATGAGAAATATGAATGTGATAACTATGTATAATTGAATATAACAATCCTAACGCCTTGAAAAAATAACAAATAATAATTTGTTTACATGATGCTCAAGGTTTGATATTATATATTCAAGTTTGAGAAAAAAGAAAAGAATTTGGAAATTATCTGGTTTACATTCAATTCTCAAACTGATATAATTTAATTTAGAAATTGACAATAATCAGTAAGAAAAAATAAACTTTAACCTGTCAATATATTAGGAAGTTATGGTATAGAATAGGAAGATTTTGACAGAAAGATTTAAACCTTAGTACCCTTCAGAATGTGATGGTAAGGTATAGCAAGATATTCTGAAGATTTTTTAACAGAACCATATAATTGTATGCTTGTAGCATACCCTCCGTAGAAAATGTCTTTAAGGCGCCAGGACAGAAGTATTGGAGTTCCCTAACGGTTCAAATATCAACATTCAACAGTGAACGTTCACAAAGATTTTAAAAAGAATTTCAATGATTTGTATATGATAAAGATTTCAACAGAACGGCATATCTTAGTAAGTTATTGTTTTTATTTTATGTAAAGCAAACTGAACAGAACCCTTAGTAATTGACCTTTATCATATACATTACTTGTATTAATTATTGGTAATAGAAGATTAGTGGAACTGGTTTGTTGACTTTTACTAAAGATATGGTTATATAAATAACTGGAATTTTTATATAATTTTAAGTCTTTAATAATATTCCATTGATGAGCTTTTCCAGAAGCTTTCATTCAAAAACGTCATATATTTTCTATTACTTATAATTAATATAAGTTTCAACTCGGTAATATTGAAGCAAAAATGCTTACTTGAATCAAAGATATTACCAACATGGGGTTTATAGCCGTTACTTATCAATAACAAGGCAGATGTGTCCGCTCAGGGCTACCATTCCCTTTGAGGTAAGAACATTCGTTATAAATTCAAAACATACTAAGCCCAGTATGTAACATGAAGCTGAATACAAAGCGGTCAAAATCTTGGAGACATTTTTCACTGCTGGAAACAATAGTTGAATGTTTGTTGATATACTAAGTAAATGATTTCTCCATATATGTTACTTATTTTATATTGACTTGGCACACTTTTTTAGTTTACAATTTATTTAAAATTTGTTATTATATGTTTAAAATAAAAACAAAGGAGAATTTGTAAATGGCATTTGATAAATCAAAAGATAAAGTTATTAAAGAGTGGGAACTTGATAATGGCGATGACAAAAAACTTATGGTTTCTGTTATGTCTTACAATGACGGAGAGCAAAAACTTCAAATCGGTCCTCGTACCTATATCAAAAGAAACGGTGGAACTGGTTTTGGTAAGGCTGGACGGCTTACAATGAAAGAAGTAAATTTTGTTTCAGGTGTTATCAATCAGCTTACAAACATTAACCTTATAACCTAGTATTTTTATTGACCTCTGTGAAGGCTTACACACGTAAGCCTTTATAAAGATTTATAAAATATTTAAGGCTAGAAATTGCTGGAAGCAATTGATATACAAGTGATGCTTTTAGGTAAATACAACAAAACCGTGAATCCAAGTTGAGGTTCCCTATTAAACAGCTTGTAAGTGCCCTAATTTATTAGGTTTGAATGTGCCCAACTACTCTTACGTTACGGCTATAAAGTAAGGCATAAATTCTATAATCAAACAGTCTAAGTGCTGAAAATCCTAATAAACTATTAAAAAAGGAATTAATTTATGTTTAATTTAGAAACTATTATTGCATTATTAATAATTGCAGCAACCGCAAAACTATTTGATTACTTTGGATATAGAAGATGTTTTGCAGAAATTTGTAACACTTATGAAATTGATGCTGATAAATTGACAAATGAAATGAAAAAACATAATAAAAATGAAGAAATTTAGTTTACATCTTATCTGAGAAATGGTAAGATTGTTGTAAAACTGGTGATAATTTTGGTTTTGAAAATCACACAGTAAAAATCAAAAGGGGGAATATGTATATGAATAAGAAAGACCTAACTAACGTCGTTGCGGCAGAAGCAGGAATTACTAAAAAGGATGCCAATTTAATTACTGGTATCGTAATTGATGGTATTAAATCCGGGCTTTTGAAAGACAAAAAAGTTACCTTGGTTGGTTTCGGTACCTTTTCAGTGGTTGAAAGAGCAGCTCGTAAGGCTCGCAATCCTAAGACTGGTGAGCCAATTGATGTACCACGCAAGATGGTTCCGAAGTTTAAGCCTTCAAAGCTGTTGAAAGACGACTGCCTTGAACTGCCTTTCGCTGACGCGGAATAGTCGTAACCGGCACTAAAATAAAAGGAACCAGCATTAAGTTGGTTCCTTTTTTTTATGTTTGTATGTTTACATATTAAACTTCTTATGTTACAATATTCCTATGAAAAGAATTGATAAAATATATAATTCATTAAAAGATAATAAAGACTTCAAAAATCTTTCTATGGACGAACAAGGAAAAATTTGTATGGAAAAATTAATAGATGATCTTAAAAAGTTTAAAGGATTACCTCCGTATGATGATTGGAGTAATATATGCGCTGGTGATGGATACTTTTGGGTTGATATTAAAAGAAGATATACAAAATCAGAAATAGAAAAAGCTGAAAAGGAAATTAGAAATGAAAATATGTAAAGAAGATCATAACTATTATGGAATTAACACAGACAAAGCATGTAAACACTTTGAAGGTGATTTAACATACCTTAATACTTTTTGTATTATGGGTAATTATAAACCAGTTGCTGTGTTTCATAATACAAATCCTGATAGAAGTAAAAATCATAAAGATTATATGCTTTTATGGGTTGATAATGGTAAAAATATTATTGTTTCAGGTTTAGATGCTGATGCAATAGAAGAACACCGCTATCAAAAAGGTATGTACTGTCCTGATTGTAAAGATGTTATTTATTCAGTAAATCGCCATGACTACAGAGTTTGCTCTTGTGATAGATGTATGGTTGATGGTGGTAAAGATTACTTCAAAACAAACATGGCTGGTAAAGAAGTCAAAATTGACCTTTTAACTGATATAATAGAGGTGTTAAAATGAATAAAAAAGATGCTATATTATGGGCTGAAGAACAAGCTAAAATGTTTATAGATACCTTATGGTTTGTAACAAGAATCAACAAAAAATTTGAGTGTGTTTCACCAAATTTTTTTGAATACAATCCAGGTAATTTGTGGTATTATAACACTGATGAAAAAATTAAATATTGGAAAGGTAAAAAATTCTGATGAATATTAAGAAAATTAATAAAAAGAATAATAGAAAAGATATTGTGATTGAATTAATAAAACGTGGATATACTTTCACACAAGCTATTGAAATGGTAGGATTAAAGAATGAAAGTAAATAGAATTGATGATGAAATAGATAGATTATATAAAATCATAGATGATCTTAAAACAGTAAGACAAATGATTGTATCAAAATGCAATCATGTATGGGGTACAGATGGCATGCACTCAAATGAGTTTTGTAAAAAATGCTTTATGACAAAACCTAATTTAGATGATGAAACATATTATAAAATAACAAGAAAGGAAATGTAAAAATGAGCAATGTCAACGACCAAAGAAAAGCACATGACTGTAATAACTGTTCAAGAAAAGGTTGTAACGGTGATGTTATAAGAGGGAAAAGAGGAGAATTTAAGAGATTTGTCGCTTGTCCAGGTCAAGTTTTACCTTCTAAAATAAAAATGTCTCTTTTAGAAAATGCTTCAAGACATGATGGATATGCAACAGTTCTTAATACCATACTTAGTAAAGTTGGTTTAAGATATGCTGAAAGAAATTACTATCCAGGTTTTACATTTGAGGTGATATAAAATGAATCATGGATATACAGCGTATATGTCAAAAGAAGAAAAACAAAAACAAGTAAGTGATATGAATTTTAAAGAAACAGCCAAAAAAATTGTATATGGATTTTTTGGTGTTTGTACATTATGGTTTTGTTATAGTATGTATGAATTTGTATCACTTTTAATATTTAACTAATCATAGAAAGTGAGGTGATATTTATGGCTGATGGCACACCTTGTCCTGATTGTGATGGTCATCCAGAAGACACAGATGACGGTGATTGCTGTGATACTTGTGACGGTGACGGTTGGGTCGAATAGAAATTTTTGCTTCAAAACCCCGCAACCTTATTAAATAAGGGGAAACCTACAAGCAAGAGGTATAGTAAGGGGTATTCGTCTGTTAAAATCAGAAGGGAGCAAAAAAAATCCAACCATCGGATACGACAGCTGGGTTGGTCTCCGTTGAGTGCGTCGTATCCCAACAATAAAAAAAAATAAAAAAATGTTTACTTTTTTTCTAAAAAATGTTATATTACGTATAAATAAAAGAAAAGGAATTAAAAATGATTTATAAAAAAAGCAATACAATGAGGGAAGATAAGGCAGTATAATGAAAAAAGAATGGACAGACGATAGACAGATATATTTATTTAGTATTTGTGGCAATAATACCACAGCTATATCGCTCCGCTCAAAACAATGGTATCATAATACACCAGAGGACGGAGAAACATGAAGTAAGAACTTATTATAACAACACAAGGGTTCTTACTCAAAATAGTAAGAACCCTTTTTTATTGTAATTTAACGGGGGTCGATCAAGAAGACAAGTGGGGTTTGGAGCCTTGCGATAGGTTGGTTTAATTCCAACACTCCCGACCAATTTTAGTCGTATCTTCCAAAGGTAGGAAAATCGCCTGATGAGCGATGAATCAAGGTTCGATTCCTTGTACGACTACCAAAAATAGATCATAGTAATTGCCTTATTTAAATAAGGTTGTTGGTTCAAGAGAGGTTATTATACCACTCCGAACGGTTCAATTCCATAAATTACTATTTGTTGAGAAAGTATTGTGTGGGCTTACAACCTGCTAACGTTACATTTCTTTCTCAACACCGGATTTGGTTTTATTAGCTGAGTATTCATAACCAGTTGAAAGGTGAATTAACCAAGGGTGAAATTGATACAAACAAGGCAGGGTGGTTCTTGTCGATGTGTTGATAAAGTAACCCAAAAACAAATTTGCGGGGTGTTCTGGGTAGCGGTCTGTAAAACCGTGGGCATAAAAATTCTCAGAGGGTGCCGAGAGGTTCAATTCCTTCACACCGCACCAAATTAGCCCTATAAACATAAATGATGATGTGCCGGTCTTGTAAATCGGATAAGCGGGTTTGATTCCTGCATAGGGCTCCAAAAATTTAGCCCCGTGGTGAAGTGGCTTAACACGACAGGCCTTGGACCTGTCATATGTCGCAGGTTCGAATCCTGCCGGGGCCTCCAAAAATAAAATATGATGGTATAGACCTAATAGGCAGAGGGTCATAAGGCTTTCAACCTTATAGCGGGGGTTCGAGTCCCCCTACCATCACCAAAAAAAAAGAAAGGAAATGTAATAGATGTTTAGAAATGGTGACGTTTTAGTGATAATATTATTTCTTTTAATAGTTCTTTTAATACAATTATAAGCGTGTATAGTGTTTAACGGTAGCACGTTTGGCTTCCACCCAAAAAGTGCAGGTTCAAATCCTGTTATACGCTCCAAAGATTTAGCGAGAGTAACTCAATGGTAGAGTGCAACCTTGCCAAGGTTGAAGTTGAGGGTTCGAGTCCCTTCTTTCGCTCCAAAAAATTAATGCCCCCATAGCAGAATTGGTATATGCTCTGGCCTTAGAAGTCAGGTTTTGAAGGTTCGACTCCTTCTGGGGGCACCAAAGATTATGGTGGCATTAGGCAAATGGTAAGCCGCAGAGTTGTGGCCTCTGTGATAGGGGATCGTTACCCCATGTCACCCCAAAACATTAAGCACCTAAGGTCATGGTGACCAAATGGGTTCCAGACCCATAGGACAGGGTTCGATTCCTTGTAGGTGTGCCAACAATTTAGGAAGGGTTGACAGTGGGGAAAGTCAGTCTGTTTTGAAAACAGTAATGAGGTAACACTCATGCAGGTTCGAATCCTGTCCCTTCTTCCATTTTAAGGAGAATTAATATAATGAAAATTTTAGTTGTAGATGATAGCAATCAAAAAATATATGATATTCTTTTAAAACTAAAAGAAAGAGCCAACAGAAAAAAATTCAATATTGTTGATTCTCAAAAAGACACAAGATTTTCAAATGAACATGTTTACAAAAATCTTGAAAAAGTATATAATAAAGAATAAGGGAATGTAGTAGATTATTTATTATAAAAAATATATTGCTATGTGGCTCAATTGGAGAAGCGGCTGGCTGTTAACCAGTGTCTTATGAGGGTTCGAGTCCCTCCGTAGCAGCCAAAAGTAAAAATTTGGACATTAGATTATGAATGTACGTTAGATGATTTAATGCTAAAAACATTTACTATTGTCCATTAAAATATATGGGATCGTAGCAAAACGGGAATGCACCTGCCTTGCAAGTAGAAGATTGAGGGTTCGACTCCCTTCGATTCCACCAAGATTTAAAGTTGTGGCGACACACTTCGTTATGTGTCTATCTTAGCCAACGGTGTCCGTACGAACGGGCACTCAAGACTGATAGGTCGCTCCTATGATTGTAACTAAGAAGTTATTGCGAAATGGCAGCGCTGTAAGAAAAAAGTCTAAAACAGATGGGGAATGATTAGACGCCTCACCACAACTTTATTAAAATTAATAAAGAAAGGAATTTGTATAATGGATAATTTTATATATCTTGTTGAAAGACATCAAGGTGATCATGATGATTATAGAGTATCAGCTGTGAAAGCATTTGAAGAATATTATATGGCAAAAGAATTTATTGATAAATGTAATAAAGCTATAAGACCAATGCTTGATAAAATGGAAGAATTTAACAAAAAATATAGTGTAGGTTTATGGGCTTTTAGAGATAAATTTAATAATAACACTATGGATATGCTAAGCGATGAAGAGTATCAAGATTATGAAGAAAAAAAGAATGATGAGTATAATCAAATAATTGAAACATTCAAATATGAAGAACTTGAATTTGCTGATACTCCAATAGAATATGAAATAAGACAAGTACTACTTGTAAAGAAATAACCGGAGGTAGCTCAGTCTGGTAGAGCACAAGGGTGAAGTCCTTGGTTGTCGTTGGTTCAATTCCAACTCTTCGGGCCAAAAAAATATGGGTTCGTCACTCAGCATGGTCGAGAGTACCGGGCTTTTAACTCGGAGGGCTAATAACCCCACGTAGGTTCAAATCCTACCGGACCCACCAAATTATATAGGTGTATACGTTCAATGGTAGAACATGTGGCTCTTAACCACAAGACCAGGGTTCGATTCCCTGTGCGCCTACCAAAGAAGATAATACATATAAGATTTATAAATAGTTATTAAATATGCTCCCATAGTTTAACGGCAAAACAGCAGACTTATAATCTGTAATCACTAGATTGGTGAGAGATTGGGGTTCAAATCCCTGTGGGAGTACCAAATAAAAGGAGACAAATATGTTAAAAGATATGACAATATATGTTAATAGGTGTAAAGAAAATAATTATGAACAATTTGGTGATCTTTGTGAAAACGACAAAGTTAAAGAAAATTGTTGTTATATTGGTTATGAAATAAAAATAAAAGGCAAATTCAATACTAAAACTGGTGAATTTTTTGCTTATAGTCTTAATGGTGTTAGATTAATACATCCTGTGGGGATATAAAATGTATTTAAATTATAATGACTCAAGAAAATTAATGAAACAAATAGAAGAAGGATTAAAAAATCCTGTTGGTATAGTTCCAACACCAAAATTACACTTGGCTGTTGAAAAAATAAGAAAAGATTATATGTGTTGTGATAATTGTGAACATTCAAGAGAAGAAGGTTGTTTAGAAGATTCATCTGGATGTGAGCAAGAAGATGGTGTATTCATATTTTGGGAACCAATCAAAATTGATCCAGAAAAAATTGATGATATATTTGAAGAAGCAAATGAATATGATGTTGAAAAAATCAAACGAAAGTTAGATATGTTTTTAAAAACAAATGATTTACAATATCTTGGAAAAGTGTTATATTTAACTAAAGAATTAATAAAAGAAAATTAATAAGGGGGATTAGTCCACGACGGCAGAGGCAATAGGTTTAAGACCTATCAAGGGTGGGTTCGACACCCACATCCCCTACCAAAATAAAAGGAGTTAATATGTTAACAGATTTTCCAAAAATACATTGTCCGTTTATAAGAAAACGATTTAAAGTTAATAGGGATGATTGGAAGAAACATGGTAGAAAACTTCAAATGCGTTCACCTGAAGCCTATCTTGTTGTTAACGAAATTAATCCTGGTTATGAATGGGTATTTGAAAGTGAAACTGCTTTTGCAGTTGAAAAACTTGATGGTACAAATATAAAGTTAGAAACAAAAGATGGTAGATTAGTTGCTCTTCAAAATAGAAAAAATGTTATTGACCCTTTGCAAATTATAAAAGGTAAAACATTTATTCCAGAAGGTATATTTCAGTCTATCGGTAAAGGATATGTTGAAACAAGTGGTACTCAAGCAGGTGAATTGATTGGACCAAAAGTTCAAGGTAATCCTTATAAACTTGATGTTCATATGTGGTATCCATTTTCAAAGTCTATAAAACATTTGAAATATAGATCATTTGATGAACATGATAGAACTTTTGAAAACTGGAGTTTATGGTTCAAAGATTGGTTGTTTTCAAGATTTGCCACAAAACGTGGTAACAGAGATATACTTGCAGAAGGTATAGTAATATATGACTTGAAAAGAAAAGCAGAACATAAAACATATATGGCAAAACTCAGACGAGATATGTTTGAATGGTTCTATTCTGATAAAATTGAAATATATGATTATGAAATTTAGTTTACAATATAAATAGTAAGTGTTATAATAAATATAGTCCCTTAGCTCAGCGGCAGAGCGTCGTCCTTACAAGTCGAGACAGCCACGGTTCGAGTCCGTGAGGGATTACCAAATATGGCTCGTTGGTGTAATGGCAGCACGGGAGATTGTCTATCTTTCAACAGGGGTTCGATTCCCCTACGAGTCGCCAATTAATGAAAGGATAAAATGTTATGAAAAAAGATGGTGGAACAATAAAAAACTGGCAATTACATCACTTAGTTCTTAACGAAGAACAGCAAAAAAAGTTAAAAGAATTTCAGCCAGATATTAAAATTGAACCAATGGTATTTACTGGAACTGTTGTTGAAGATAAAGCTGGTAGATGGCTGCCTGGTTTTCATATGAGATCAACACTAATTATTTCAATTGATAGAGAAAAAGGTATTATAGAAACAGTTAATACAATATACCACGTACAAGATGAAGGAAATGATATTTTTCCTGATAGTGGTAATGCAATTTTAAGTATATTTTATTAAAGGAAAATAATATGGATGAGTGGTCAACATAAAAAATTGAAAATAGGTACAATTGATGCCATTCGTGTTATAATGAACCCTGTTGACTGGGATAAAATAGATCATTATGATTATGAAGTATTAAAAATTTTATTTAAACATAAGTATGTTCATGTGTTTATTTTAGAATATCCTAATGTTTACTGGAATATGAAATTTAAAAAAAGTCTTATAGATTCAATTAAAGAAATGTTAAAAAAAATTAACGCGGGATGATGCAGCGGCAGCAGATAAGCCTCATAAGCTTATAGTCGTGGGTTCGAGTCCCACTCCCGCAACCATTTTTGATTTAGCTCAGTATGGTAGAGCGCCGGGTATTCCTGGGTCAATGGATAATGTTAGCTATTGTAAACCATGGATAATACATATAGTTAATACCTGCATGGGTTCAAATCCCATAATCAAATTTAAAATTTAAGGCACATTTCCTATGGGCTATAGGTGATGGCTTGCAAACCCATTTATATACAGGGTTCAACTCCCTGGTGTGCCTCCATATTTGAGCCCCCGTACCAGAACAGGCATATGGACATGTTTCAAACGCATGGGTTTCTCGGTTCGACCCCGAGCGGGGGCACCATAATGAAAGGAGTGATACAATATGTTTGATGATATAAAAGAAAATGTAGATTCAATAGAACACACTGGATTTTGTCTTGGTGATTTTGAAAAATCTTGCTTGGATGAATGTCCATTATATGTAAAATGTCTTGAACTTTATGAAGACGAAAGGATTGGTATATTATGTTCGGATTAGAATATTTGTTAGCGTTATCAAAGATTATGATTAATATTGGTTTTGCTATTGTAGTATCATGGCCGTTTTCAGTATCATGGAATTGTATAGCACCAAAATATTTAGCTTTATATATTGCACCACAATTTGTCTATATTCCATTTTGGCATTTTGTAGCGTTTCTTCTTGTTACAAAATATATTGGTGAAATGATACAATCTTTAGTACCAACAATTATTAAAATTAACAATTCATCAACTTCGGAAACAAAATAAGTCCCTGTAGCTCAACGGATTAGAGCATTAGATTACGAATCTATGTGAGTAGGTTCAACTCCTACCAGGGATTCCATTCTATTAAACCCCTGTAGCCTACCGGAATACAGGCAAGGTCCTTCTAAGGCCTTTGAAGCGGGTTCGACTCCTGCCAGGGGTGCCATTTTTAAATTCCATACTAAAAAAAAATGTATAATGTAAAATTATAACATGTAAAAATGTATAATCTTTAAATGTAATAATATATAATGTATACACTGTGTGTAATACACATTTTCTCCCTGCCCGGGCAACGCG